CTCAAGCCCATCGAGGAGAGAATCTTTAAGAGCCTAGGCAACATGTTTGGTCACGTCACCGTAATGAAAGGAATGGACACAGACCGCACTGCGGCTGTGATCCAGGAGAAATGGGATATGTTCAGCAAGCCCGTGGCTGTTGGCTTAGACGCCTCCCGCTTCGACCAGCATGTTTCCTTGGAAGCACTCCGGTTCGAGCATTCGGTCTATCTAAGCTGTTTCCATGGGAAACATAGGCGCAAATTGGCTAACATACTCAAAATGCAAGAGGTGAACAGGTGTGTGGGTAGAACCCCGGATGGGGAATTGGCCTATAGTATTCAGGGCACTCGCATGAGTGGGGATATGAACACGTCTTTAGGAAATTGTGTGCTCATGTGCACAATGATCAAGGCATACGCTTTGCACAAAAACATCAACCTCCAGCTCGCCAACAATGGTGATGACTGTGTTGTATTCATGGAGCAGCGTGACCTTGGCAGGTTCAGTGATGGGTTGTTCGATTGGTTTTTGGAGCTTGGTTTTAACATGGCTATAGAGCCTCCATCTTACTCGCTTGAGGAGATAGAGTTCTGCCAGTGCCGACCCGTCTTTGACGGCTCCAAATACACGATGTGTCGCAACCCATTCACTGCCCTATCTAAAGACAGTGTGTACCTTAAGAGCACTGATTACTTTCCCACACTACCTGCTTGGTTTGACGCTGTTGGTAAGGGCGGTATCGCACTGGCTGGAGGGATGCCTGTTTTCAACAGCTTCTACTCCATGTACCAGCGTAGTGGCAGTACAACGTGGTACTCCAAGTGGAGGAAGCAGCATCGCACGCTCGATGCTGTCGATGATGTCCTCCCTTGGTTTATGCGCCAGACGGGTCTCCATGGCAAGCGTGTCGCCAGGGACCCCACCCCCGAATCTAGGGCTAGTTTTTACTATGCCTGGGGGGTGACTCCAGATGAGCAACTGGAACTGGAAAAGTACTACGACCATTTGTCGTTGTCTCACTCTAACTTGTTGTCAGTGCCTTTCGCTCCACGACGGATTTTCGTGGAGCCTGAGGACTGTGTGTGAGTTGTATCCGTGGAAGAAAGTTACCACGTTAAATCCACTCTATATCTTGGGGCTTGAATTAATGGACCAAAACCAATTTGATGGGCTGATATAGATGCCAAGAGACTGCACCGTCCACCATTGGAATTCAAGTGAACAGTCCCCCTATGTTGGGGGATCCCATACCAACTCATGACAAATGTCTACCGCTCTGGTTAAATTCGCACCTGGCAAAGTTACAACGATCGGACAAGGAGCTCAAGCCCTCGGAATCAAGATTACAAAGAATCAGGCCATCACCAAGTTGGTTGATTACGCCATTCGCAAAACTGTTCCGAACCTTCACCCTGAACTTCACAAGCACGCGGTTAACTATCTCACCACAGCTGTCAACTCTTTGTTGAAAGCAGGTCAAGCTGTTGACGCCAAATCGCTGCTCGCACACGCAAAACGCGGTCTTCCCGGATTCCTTAAAACCCTACACGTCGGCACACCTTCTGTGATGAGGTCTGACTACATTACTGCTGCCAACTACCGGCGGGGGGCGACTTCGACGTCTGCTACGACGTCGGGTGCCACCTTTGCCCCCGGTGGCAGCACTACGTATGCACCTGTTTCGGTTTCTCACAATGTGAGCCGGAAGTCAAAACCCCGCATGTCTATGCGGGGGGACGCCATCATTGTGCGCCATAGTGAGATGCTTGGGGCTATTACATCTGGATCACCGACGTCGAATGTCACCGCTTTTAGGTGTTTTGGCCTTCGTGCCAACCCTGGCCTGACTTCGATTTTCCCATGGTTGTCAACCATGGCCGTGAACTACGAGAAGTATCGATTCCGTAGTTTGAGGTTCACGATAGTACCCCTAGTGGCCACTAGTTTTAGTGGCCGCATTGGGGTGGGTTTTGATTATGACTCCTCCGATGTTGCCCCTGGCAATCGACAAGAATTCTATGCTCTGACCAATCACGCTGAGAGTATGCCGTGGCAAGCCACTAGCATATCTGTCAAGTGTGATAATGCCTTTCGCTTCACCGGCACTCATGTTGCCGCTGA